AACTTGTGCAGCATCGTTGTCCCTTATGTAATTATCGTTTACGAGACCAAGAAGTTTCGAAATAATTCGCTGTATCGATTGATTCGATTTCCCCGTATCGATTCTTTCGAACGTACTCCTACTCGAAGTACTTAGTTTATCCAAATAATTAACAAACGAACCTATCGTGTTACTTTGTTTCAATTGTTCGGCAACCACTTTTGACAAATCGGCTGTAGGGGGAGTTTTACTCGGATGCATAACAGTATACATTCGTTGCAGTAGTGGAGCGTTTGTGTCCAATATTCGTATCAATTCGTCATTTGCAATGTTATTCAATGCATCTTCGATTTTAGATATTGTGTATCGATTTTGGGTTATTTTTGTATCGTCGCCCGTTCTTGAGACATTGGATATAACTTTCTTGAATGTATCACTAAACGTTTCCACGTTGAGATACAAATTCGCCTTTGGTTTATATTTTTCCCATGACTCTTTTATTTTATTGTTCAACTCGGCACACTTTTTTTTATAACTCGACCCAATCGAATAGCTACTTAATTTCGTACGTTTCAATTGATAAACGAATGTTTCCAAAAACTTTTTATACACTGGATGATTGACGACATCGTTTTGCCATGTTAGACTGAATATGGATTTAATTTTACCATTGACTTTTATGAACGAACTATTTGCGTTTTGATTCATAAGTCCGAATCGTTCAGCAAATCCAAATATATTAATCATTTCCATTGGGTCTATGCCATACACAACTTCACTATTCAAATTAGACAAAATATGATTATCATAGCTAGACGTAACCACGTTACCGAATTCACCCGAAACGGGAAACAAAGAACGCAACATGATAATGATATTGGCTTTTCCATTTTCCATCAATTGCTGACTTCTCTGAACCGTATCCGTTTCTTGGTTCAATGGTTCTACCCAATACGAACCCTCTGAGCGCATAATCTCCGTGAATTTATCAACATTGAAAAAGAATTCGACACGTTCCTTAATTGTTTTGAATTGTATAGAAGGATACTGCGCTTCGTTTGTGAACAACGGCATTTTCGAAGTGGTTTTTGGCGGGTCTTTTTCTAATTCTGGATGGTAATACATATCTAAATCAAATGGTACTGTTTGTTTGTTTTTTCCGTTAATGTCCAACATGATTTGCAATTTCATTGTTTTAAATACTTTATTTTCATTTTCATACATACGTTCTTCTTGCGAAAGATTTACCATGGGAGAAGATTCTACTATATATACACATTTTAATGGCGCGATTTATTTTGTGTTTGCAATTTGCGATTTTGCTTGACTCAATACTTTGATGGCATCATTGATTTGTTCTTCGGTGACTTTTGGTTGATTTTCGGTAAGTCCCTCGTGATAATTGGTGAAACTCTCTGGCAAACAGCAATAGGCGCTTTCTTCGTTAAACAAATAGTTTGCACATATCCCGAATAAAATAGTAATGAATAACGCAGTGTAGATGTCGCGAGTACCCATCCACGCCATGGCGAAAATGAGAATACTTCGACTAAACGTGTATTTGAGATACGACTCCATCGATTTGCTCAATTTAATAGTGACGAATTTCGACGATATATTTAGTATAATAATAATGATACCCGCAAACACCTTGCTCTGGTTCAAATTCAGAACATGGTTGTTGATATACGTCATCGCCTCGGTAAACTCTTTCCACAGACCATCTTTTCCCAATTCATTCGGCGCATTTTCTTTAGATCGGACATTTTTCAAGCTGCTCTGGCGTTTCTGTCTTGCCATAAATATACACTAATATGTGATTTTACGTAAACACCGTCTTGGATAATTGTTCGACTTCATTTCCCCATCGTTTAAAATCGTCCATCATGCTATCGAATGGCCGAAAATCGACGTCATTGAACCAATCAAATGGTCCTGATTGGTGTGAATCATTGGGCGTCTTTAACACATCTTCGACATGTAGCTTTTCTTCTACAATGGAAAATCCACAATGGGGGTCACACGGATTACATTTAGCGAAATCGCTGTTGAATTTAATGGTGGAAATACTTTTTCCAGACAACGGAAATGCCACGTGCTCCGCCAGTTCATTATTCACGCTCAATCTTCCGTTCTTGCAATTCTCTTTCTTGAATGCGGCTTTCAACACAGCCTTCGGGTCTTTCTCTAAAAGAATGGATTCATTGTGAGTCGTCTCTGTTGCATACGGTTCATAACTAAAAACGCTCGCATCTCGAGTAGTATATGATTCAAACTGTGTGAAGGGTTCTGCAGATGTATGTTCAAAAGACGAATTCATTACAGCCATTGATTCTTGGAGTAAAATGTTTCGATGTACCGAGAGAACATGGTCTAAATGTCCAAAGTGGTAATACAAAATAACCAAAGCGCATACAAAGGCGCCATAGATAGGGTCAGCAACACCATAAAACAAGATGAGCGTGACGCAAAAGAATTTCCCTAAACTGGTTTCGGATAAATACGCCATTTCAACAGGGTAGCATACAAGGGCGAAAATAATAAGAATTGGTAATATCCCGAAAGGTGCTGTTCTAGATGTAAGCTCTTTCATTGATTACAGCAAGGGTCAAAGTTATATAATGACGAGAAAGAAATCGTGTAGAGTATAGACAATAAATATCTACCGGTTTTTTAAGTATAAACGATTTTATTTTAAAACCCTATGTCATTATTAGCATCGGCATCACCATGGCAAAATGATAATCCAGCACCGAAGAAACGTGTGGCGACAATGGGCGATTCTCTCCGAAAAACCATTAAGATGCGACCATCCAATGGCGAAGACTACGACCGATACGCCACACAAGAGAATCCCGCGGTTTTAGGAAACTCTTCGACAATTATGCCAAGTATACAAGACACACAAACACAAAACGACGAAACAAATGTGAAAATCAACACCTTGTTGAATAAAATAACGGGATTTAGCGATTCTGGGAAACTGACCGATTTCAATCCTCCTCCACCTCCTCAACCAGTTCACCGTAAAATCAATGAACATCCAATGGTATCTGCGAATCCTTTGGTTCCATCGCAGAATCCTTTGGTTCCGCAGATAAACCAGCCTACACCTACTCCGAACCCTTCCGGATACTACAAACCGATGGAACCGAAATCGTATAGCAATTATTCACAGGTGTATCCTGCGAAAATTACGGACATCAAGGCACCGTATTATGCGAAAATGGGCATCGGGTCACAAGGTGGAGACAAGATGGCAGAGAAATTGAATTACATGGTACATTTGCTGGAAGAAATGCAGATGGAAAAGACGAATCATATTACGGAAGAATTTATCTTGTATTCTCTTTTGGGAGTATTTATGATATATTTGGTGGATGGGTTCGCCCAAACGGGGAAATATGTGAGATAGAATGTCGAGAGAGATTATATCACGGACCTACGCGAATAGACACAAAATATCTTTATATGCTAGAATCATGCCGAAAACCCAAAAATCGCGTAGTAAATCGAATATCTCTCGAAAAATAAAACCCCCCTTTTGCCGCCAAGGAAACAAATTCCCTATACATCAATCGATTATTGAACTTATTCCGCCACATACTACGTATGTCGAGCCATTCTTGGGAAGTGGTGCGATTTTTTTCAATAAACCGCCTGTGTCAAAATCGGTCCTCAATGATTTAGACAAACGGACAGTCGAGAGATTCCGGCTCTTGCAAAAAGCGCCATTGGACCATCGCAAATACCGCCACGATCTAAACACCATTCCTAAAATACGCGCGTTTTATTTGAACCACGGCCGGTCAGTCGCGGATAGGCTCTTTTACGAGAAAATCGTCGCATGCAATGGATTCTCTGGGAAACCGGTATCGGGCCCCCAAAACATTTACCGGAAAGCCGACCCTGCAAAAATGCTCGATTTGCTCGAAGAGTATCAGACCCAACTTCGGAACGCCGTGATTACCAATATGGATTATGAGCAATGTATAAAAGCGCACGATTCGGCGACCGCGTTCTTCTTCTTGGACCCTCCTTACGAGAATACGGTTGCCACGTATGGATATGCTGAACATGTAGATTTCGATTTCGAGAGATTGGCTCAAGTGGTTTCCAGAATAAAGGGCAAATGGCTCATAACGATAGACGATTCGCCGAGGATTCGTGCGTTGTTTTCCGACTATTATCAGAAGAAAGTGAAGGTGTATACGAAATGGGGACATACTTCGGGTAACCGCAAAAGACACGAGTTGTTTGTGGCGAATTACCATATTTGAAATATATGTATTATTTTGTGAAAACACATATATTTAACGACGACGACTGCGGCCTTTTTTGACACGACGACTGCGGCCTTTTTTGACACGACGACTGCGGCCTTTTTTGACACGACGACGGCGTCCTCCACCTTCTTCATTATCTTCATCACTTTCTTCTTCATTATGTTCATCACTTTCTTCAGAATCCGAATCCGGTTCAGACACTTCATCGTCAGAGTCTTTACCTCCGGATGTAGCTAGAGTTACATTCTGGTTGCCAAGGTTAACGTCTTCATACTTATCGCTCATTTCAACTATATAACAACCAAACATTTTTCTTTCAACATCGATTCCATTCCGTAATTATACAAATAATACGCGCACCGTGTTTTCACAATGATATCGTGCATGTTAATCCATAATTCCGCTATACTATCATTATGACCGATAGAATCCATCATGAGTATCCTATACTCCCGATATTCTTTCAATATTTCTCTCAACGAATGGCCAAACCCAAGGGAAAATAAATCCACGTTCTCCGTATTCTTGAAACTCGCGACGAAATGCAACGTATCTCCTAAGTCCCATTTCACATGCGCATTCTTGAACCAATACAGCGCAAACACTTGGTCTCCCCGTTTTAAAGCGTACATGTACATCTGGTTCGTTTTCAGTAAATTCAGCAATACCTCTATATTCAACGTAATAGCGATGTCGAACATTTTAAACCCTTCCCGCAAAAAATCGTGTAATAAATCCGTATTTTCTTTGTGGACACGCACGACACGAAAATCGCGAGGTAATCTCCTTAGTTTCAGATTCCGCAAATAAAACGTATAACACACATATTCTACGAGAGGCACTACACCTTCGAGCATCTCGACTTCTTTCTTAAACACGGTCACCTGAATATCCGGTTTCACCAATCGCGTGTTGTATTCGTGGGTATCAAAAAGACGACGCGTATCGTCAGAGGACCTTCCTCTCAACACGGTCAAATAATCTTGGGCGAATACGTCGACGACAGTCTTATCGGACCCCTTTACCCACAATTTCGCAGGTTGACTCAATACCATCCCTAGCAATTTGGTGTCTGGGTCCTCTTGACAAGTTGTGTATATCTTCTCTCGAAATACGGAAACGACGGATGCGCCAGAAGCGGCTAAATCAGGTACCTGAATTCCGCAAAAAAGCTGGTCGCTCGGGATCCAATGACTCTGCAACAACTTGCACATCTCGTCGATTTCCGTATTGGTTATCGAAGACCACACCTTAGTCGAAATGCGCCCCGTCGTATCGTAGAACTTGGTTTTCGGTAGAACCCGATTCATAACACCCACCTTCGGCATCCAAGAATAGGTGTGTCGCACCGGCTGTGTATTCCAGAACGGGTACCGGAGTTTTATGTAAATGAAAAACGCGAGAGATAAGAGCACCAAGACTACAAAAACAAAAACGGGATTCACAGTCGAGAGAATATCGACAATCAAGGATTGGAAAGTGAAAACGGGCCCGTCGTACAAATAGGAGGTGTAGTCCGGATTTAAAGAGGGTAATGTAATGTTTTGCGAGAGATACGAGATAATTTGAGACATTCAGTTGATAAATCGAGAGAATAAGGTGTAGGGATAAGGAACGACGAATCAATAAAATATATGTTTTCGTGTTTTCGGAAACATATATTAACGGAGTCTTCGATGAGAACGAGAATTTTTGCGTCTCCTTGTACGAGTACACTTTCTGCGAGATTTTCGTGACTTTTTGCCCCCCCCCAGCATTCTTGATTACTTGAAACGTTTGATTGAATTTGTCAACATCTGTACTACTATTGTAGTCGTATTCAATGGGGTACGGAAAAATATGAATTGTACGGTTATTTTCATCGCCCTTGTCTTTGGGAGCAGCATATATGCGCATATCGTATGCACGGCCTACCTGAAACTTCTTTTCAGGATCAAGATCTAATGGACTTAGTATCTTAACACGTATGTTTTGTTCCTCCGTATTCAATAATACAGAATCGTCCATATTATATATAATTCTGGTATATAAATTCTGAAGTTAATCCGTCTAAATAATTTCAAATAAAAAGAAAACACACTTGTATAGGCGATTCAAAGTATTCGGTCGTTTTGAATCTGAAAATCCAATCTCGGAATATGCGGCGGTCTCTCCACACTTCCCATTTCGATTCAATGCACATCGAGGCACCCAACAATATAATCAATGGTAATAGCTGCATGATATCGGTTAGATATCATGTAGCTAAATCTTTAGATAGATTTCTTTTTGTTTTTTCTTACCGTCTTTGATGTGGTCCCT